AAGATTACTCAACAAGACAAGCTGTTTTGACTATTTTTGACTCAAATAAAGATCTAAATGTTGATGTAAAAGATGTTCCTTGCACATTAAATCTGCAATATTTTATTAGAGACAATAAGTTAATTGCTAGAACTAACATGAGAAGCAATGACGTATTTCTAGGTCTACCATATGATTTGACTCAGTTTATTGCATTGCAAGGTGCAATTGCAAAGGCTTTAGATATTGAAATGGGTCAATATGTACACGTTGTAGGTAGTTTACATATTTACGATGAACACATACCTCAAGCACAATGGATAAAAGCATACTTTAATGGCTCATTCAAAGATTACGAACCTATGTGGACTGGAAATAGCATAGGTGAGATCAGTCATACCGCAAGATCTATTCTCAAAGGAAACATACCAGATCAATTGACTCGTTTTGAAAGATTCTTGGCAGGTAAAATCAATGACTGAACCTGTTGCTAGATGTGAATCATGTGGATCATGGACTTACTTATATGCATTAGACAAACTTATGGGTAATCCACATTTTTGTAATGATTGTAAAGCAAAACAGAAAGGAAAACGCTGTGTTGCCTAATCAAACCGAAGTGGTTAAGCGATTGAGCGAACTTTCTCGTATGCTTGATGCTGCAACAGATGAAATTGCTGTCAGTGACGATAAAGCAGTTAAAGCAAAAGGTTCTTATGAAGTTGCATATGCCAGATCTTTCCTGCAATCAAATGGATCAATGGATGTTAGACGACAAGAAGCAATTCTTGCTTGTGCTGATTTGCGTCTAGCAATGGAAATTGCAGAGGCAGAGGTAAGAGCAATTAAAGAGCGCATAAATACTTTAAGATCTCAAATCTCCATTGGACAATCACTTTCAGCTGCAATTAGACAACAATTTAGTGCAGAAGGTGTTGGTCAATATACATGAGAGCAAGAAGTAAGAAAATGACAAAAAAGTATGTGGAACGACGTAAGTTGGTTGCCTACATGCTTGAGCAATATCCAATGTGCCAAAGATGTAATGCAAAGGCTTCAGAAGAAGTTCATGAGGTTCTCAGTAGAGCCAGAGGAGGATCTATTTTGGACATTAACAATTGCAGAGCTCTTTGTCATGTTTGTCACTTTTGGATTACAACAAATCCTGCTGAAGCCACTAGAACTGGCTGGTTAAAAAATTCGTGGGATAAATGATGCCAACTTATGACTACAAATGCCAACAATGTGGAATCTCAGTCGAAGTCAGCCACTCAGTATCAGAACACGGTCCTCGATGTGATTGTGGAGAAGTTATGCAGAAAGTTTTTACCGCTATACCCGCTATTTTCAAAGGTGACGGATGGGCAGGAAAACAATGACTAATCTGTCTAGAAAACGCAGAGGTCGAGAGACTGAATTGATCTTTGCTGAGTACTTAAAGCGAGAAGGTTGGATTTACGCTGAGGCAAGCAGTTCTTCAGCAGCAGGTACAGATATAAAAGGAGTTATCGGAGTTGATTGGGAATTGAAGGCTAGAGCAGACTTTGATCCAAAATCAGCAATGAAACAACAGGCAAAACGAATCAAAGAAGGCGTCATCCCCATCGCTGTTTTAAGACAGAATGGACAAGGTGAAGCTGATATAGAAAATTGGCCAGCTTGTGTTCCAGTAAGCGTAATGATACAACTACTGAAAGAAGCAGGTTACTTGTGACGATTCGAGATTTAGATTTTAAGGTCGAAGCAGCTGAATGGACTAAAGATGCTAATTGTACTGATCCAAGCATAGATCCTGATTGGTTTTTCCCTGATAGCGAACATCCAACGAATCTAGAACAAAGAGCAGCATTAAGCATATGTAAAAACTGTCCAGTACAAATGCAATGCTTAGGGTATGCAATTAAAAATTGGCCAGTGTATGGAGTATGGGGCGGCATGAAAAATAAAGATATAAAAGATCTAGTCCGACAAGTAAAGGAGCAAAAATGAGTGCAGCAATAACAATCAAAGGCCGAATAGGTAAAGACATGGACATAAAGTTTACACAAGCAGGTAAAGCTTATGTTCCATTTAGCGTTGTGTCTAATACACGCAAGAAAGTTAATGAAGAATGGATAGATGCGGACACAAGTTGGTGGGAATGCAAAGCGTTTGGAGGTTATGCCGAGGCTCTTGTAGATAACATCAAACGAGGCGATCTGGTAACCATTACAGGCACAATTAAGCAAACAACATGGATTGACAAAGACGGAAATAAGCGCTCGTCATATGAGGTCCTGGTTGATACTATTGCAAAGCAAATTGTTGTGCAAAAATATCATGGCACTCCAAGATCTAAGAATCCAGATCCAGTTGCTTGGGATCCTACAGAAGCGGTGTTCTAATGTCAGTTAAAGCGATGACCTATGTTTGGGAAAACTCTCCCTACAATGGCAATGCTTTAATTGTCCATTTAGCATTGGCAGATCATTGTGATGACCAAGGTATTTGTTGGCCAAGTCAACAGTATTTGGCAGATAAGTGCAAGATCAGTGTGAGGCAGATCCGTAGAATCATTCACCAGATGATTGCTGATAACTATTTGTTTATAGAACAGCACTCAAGAGCTGGTATTTCTAATAATCGTTACAGATTGTTATACAAAAAGCCGCAGGTCACTGATGTCCTGTCCACGCATAATGACGACCCTGAAAGTCCTGCGGCTGAGGCCACAGCTATGGCCAGCGGTAGAGGTCAAGCTGGTGGCCACCCTAATCATCATATAACCATCAATAATCACCAGAGAAAAGGTCCACCAGAAGAAGTTAAATTGTTAATGGAAAAGCTAAGGAAGAAAAATGGATAAATGCCTTAGTTGTAGAGGGGTAAGTGAAAAAGGTGCTTGTCCACATTGCAGAAGAAGATTAAAAAAAATGCTGAATGAGTTAATTGCATTCATAGATCTTCTTATTGCTAATCCTTCCCTAAGACAACAAGTATCTTCTAAACAAGAAGGTCGAGGCTCATTATCTGATAGATCAGTAATAAATATCCAGGTTGTAGATCTTATTGCTAAAACAGGTGTTCAAAGTGTTCTTCAAGCATGGTGCGAGTATGTAGTAGAAACAAGAGAGTTGGACACTAATTGCTTAAAATCTACAAAAGAAACAAACAAACTACATATGTTGCATCGTGTATTGGATACTCATAATGAATGGTTAGCAGATAGTGAACTGTGGACTGATTACTACAATGAGATCAGAGAACCATGGACAACACTAAGAGGTATTATTTATGGTGAGAGAAAACCACCTAAGGCTGTTAAGTGTCCTGTACAAGATTGCATTGGTAGTTTAAGATTAGAACCTAATGGTGATGTCCATTGTCTACACGACAACACACATCAATGGGCATATGAGCAATGGTCAAGATTGGCTAAGCTCATGGTAGAAACCTCTGTACAATCACAGTGATGTAATTTATAATAGGGATTACCGAACTACAGCTATCTAAAAAATCGGACGCTAATGAATAAACCATGCTTAGATTGTGGTGTGTTAGCAAACAAACCTAGATGTCCTATGTGCAATAAGAAGTATCAGAAGTTTAAAGCAACCTCTCGTCCTTCACGTGCAGATAGGGGTTACGATGCAAATTGGAAAAGGTTATCAAAACAACTAAGACTATTGCAACCTTATTGTTCTATTTGTAAAGCAACCAACGATTTGACTGTGGATCACATAATCCCGTTATCGAGTGGTGGTCTCACAGTTGAATCTAATCTTCAGGTTCTATGTAGAAGGTGCAACAGCAGCAAAGGCTCTTCCAGTCCTGTATAACGATTTGTTATCATAAATCCTAGAGATGGCCAACGGGTAGTATGGTATGGCCTAAATCTTCATGTAAAAACCGCGCTGGATACCCCGCAGCCATGGGAGCGTACAAAGTATCAAAATTATTGATTTGACCAAACTGGAGGAATTTGATGACCGCGGGTCGTCCACGCAAACCTATTGAACAAAAGCGCAAAACAGGCCGAACTCCTACAACGGATTCAGGCGGACGCAAACTTCCTGATGTTCAAAAGATAACTGTCTTGCCGATGGCCGATGGTATTCCGACTCCTCCAATGGATCTTGGTCTCGAAGGCAGAGATCTTTGGGCAAAAGCTTGGGACCGAGCAATCACTTGGCTTTCTCCTGTAAGTGATTTAACACAAGTCCATCATGCGTGTCGAGTTGCAGATGATCTTAATTTGGCAAGAACAGTTTACAATACGACACGTGATTCACAAGACGGGCGGCTTGTGGTTGCATTGAGTAAATCTTTCCATGAGGCTTTGGCCTCGTTAGGATTTACACCTACATCTCGCTCGCAATTAGGCGTAGCGGAGGTTAAGCGTGTCACAGCTCTCGAACAACTTATTGCTACCAAACGAGCCAAGTAATTCTTGGCCTCCTAAGTGGCTTACACCTGTTTCTGAAGAAGATCAACTACGTGGCGATGGTCCTGTCTTTAAGCAGTTCGCTGAAACAGTATGCCGCGTTACTAAAGACTCACTAGGTGGACAAGCAGGAGAGTTAATTCGTTTTCGCAGTTGGCAAGAGAACCTTCTTAACCATGCTTTAGCAAGAAAAGAAAACGGTAGATTTAAGCACCGCATTGCTTTAATTGGAATGGCACGTAAAAATGGCAAGTCTGCTCTTGGTGCTTCTGTCGGTCTAGCAGGTTTAACGCTAGGTGGACAAGGTTCTGAGATCTATTCATGCGCAGCAGATAGAGAACAAGCACGAATTGTGTTTGGTACTGCTAAGCGAATGGTTGAATTAGATGAAGAACTGTCTAAGATGTTTACTCTTTACCGAGATGCAATTGAATATAAAGATACAGGTTCTGTCTATAAAGTCCTCTCGGCAGAGGCTTACACAAAAGAAGGTCTCAATCCGTCACCTCTTGTGATCTTCGATGAAGTTCATGCGCAGCCAAATCGCGAACTTTGGGATGTAATGTCTCTTGCCGGAGGCGCAAGATCTGATTCTTTGCTGTTCGGTATTACTACGGCTGGTGTAAAAACTCAGACAGATGGTCAAGATTCTTTGTGCTACTCGCTTTACCAATATGGCCAGCAACTAGTCAAAGGTGAATTAGAAGATCCGTCATTTTTCTTTGCTTGGTGGGAACCAAAGAATGTCGAGGCAGATCATCGAGAACGATTCATGTGGGAAGAATCAAACCCAGGTTTTAACGACATTGTCGACTCTGAAGATTTTGAGTCTTCGGTGCTTAGAACACCAGAAGCAGAATTTCGAACTAAGCGAACTAACTGCTTTGTTTCAACAACTACTGCTTGGCTCCCTACCGGAAGCTGGGACGCATTGGTTGACAAGGACAGAGTGCCAATGCAAGGTGAAGACGTCATTCTCGCATTCGATGGAGCCTTTTCTAACGACTCTACAGCACTAATTGCGTGGCTTATAGGTTCTGAAAAACCACATTTAATGGTTGTAGGACTATGGGAAAGACCTCTTGATGCAGATCAAGCGTGGCATGTGCCTGTTGCACAGGTTGAAAAGACCATTATTGACACTTGCAGAGACGGTAGATTTAACGTAAAAGAGATTGTTTTCGATCCTGCACGATGGAATAGAACCTTCATGGTACTAGATGAAGATGGTTTACCATGCGTTTCGTATCCAAACTCTGCTGAACGTATGGTTCCTGCAACACAAAAGTTTTATGAAGCTGTAGTCAATCAGTCATTTACTCATGACGGAGATGAACGTCTTGCACGACATGTGGCTAACTGCGTGACTAAGCAATCATCAAGAGGGGTAATGGTCGCTAAGGCTTCATCTAGAAGAAAAGTAGATGCTGCGGTTGCTTCTATCTTTGGTTATGACCGAGCAACACAACCTCCACAACCTAAAGAACCTGTTGCCAGGTATTTCTCGATACAAGTATGAGGAGCATCATGAAAAAACTTGACTTTGCTTTATTAACAGAATTGGCAGGAGTAATTCTTGTCGCCATCGGGGTCGCTATGTTCTCAGTTCCTCTTGCGCTAGTAACGGTAGGCGGATTTCTTATTTGGGCTACAGAAAAGGCTAATTGATGACCGCTGGTATCTACAATACAACCATAGATCAAGGTTCTGTGTGGTCAGTTGTACTCGTTTACACTGATTCTAACAACGTACCTGTGAATTTAACAGGCTATACAGCATCAATGCAGCTACGCCAGAACTATAATTCTACAACTGCAGATCTAACTTTGACTACAGCAAATGGTGGAATCACTATTGTTGGTGCTACAGGAACTATTACAATTAACGCAACAGCTACGCAAACAGGTTTGCTTGAATCAGGTTTTTATGTTTATGATCTTGAATTGACATCAGGTTCAAACATTTCTCGTTTAATCCAAGGTCAATTAACAGTTGCAGAGCAGGTGACACGATAATGGCAGCCAATAAAGTCACCATCAATGAAACTAATAATACAGTTGAGATCTCAGCGCCAGGTCCTCAAGGTGCACAAGGACCAACTGGTCCTACTGGTTCTACTGGACCAACAGGTGTAACTGGTCCTACAGGTTCTACCGGACCAGTTGGTGCAACAGGGCCAACAGGACCGACTGGAGATACAGGACCGACTGGACCAACAGGATCTACCGGGCCAATTGGAGCGACAGGACCAGTTGGAGCGACAGGTCCAACTGGATCTACAGGCCCAACAGGACCTCAAGGAATTCAAGGAGATACTGGATCAACTGGACCGACAGGACCAATCGGAGCAACAGGACCTACTGGTTTAACCGGTGCAACAGGATCTACAGGACCAACCGGACCTGTTGGTGCAACTGGTCCTCAAGGTATTCAAGGCGTTCAAGGTATTCAAGGCGAGACAGGTTCAACTGGACCGCAAGGTGAAACAGGTGCAACAGGACCAACAGGTGCAACTGGAGCAGCATCAACAGTTCCAGGACCAACAGGACCAACTGGACCTGCAGGTGCAACTGGACCTACTGGACCACAAGGAGATGCATCAACAATTCCTGGACCAACAGGTCCAACAGGTGCAACAGGACCTAGTGGAGCTCAAGGAATAGCAGGACCAACAGGTTCGACAGGACCGACCGGACCTACAGGACCAGCAGGAGCTGATGGCGGTTCTGCAAACTATTACGATTACACTGCAGATACTTCATTAACTACAGGAGATCCTGGTACTGGTCAACTTTTGTGGAACAATGCAACACAGATTTCTGCAACACAAATAAATATCAATCACATTAACGGCGATAACGTTGATGTAGATATATTCTTAAACTTAATTAAAGCAACCGATGGTTTAATTATTCAAGATAAAAATGTTTCTGGTAATTTTCAGAAATGGACAGTTTCTGGAACACCAGTTCAGCAAACTAATTATCTAGAAGTTCCAGTTACTTTTGTTTCATCTAGCGGAGTTGGCACAACTAACTTCTCAAATAATCATGCATTGATCTTGGCAATTATAACTACAGGAACAATTGGTCCTACTGGAGCAACCGGTCCTGCTGGTGCAACAGGATCTACAGGGCCAACCGGTCCAATTGGTGTAACAGGTCCAACAGGACCTCAAGGTGAAATTGGACCAACAGGATCTACTGGTCCAACTGGTCCAGCAGGAGCAACAGGTCCGCAAGGAGAAGTTGGTCCGACTGGTGCAACAGGTCCTCAAGGATCTACAGGACCTCAAGGTTCAACTGGTGCAACTGGTCCTCAAGGAATTCAAGGCATCCAAGGTGTTCAAGGAATCCAAGGTGAAACTGGATCTACCGGACCAACAGGTCCTTTAGGTCCTACCGGTCCGCAAGGAGACATCGGTCCTACTGGTCCTATCGGCGCAACAGGTCCACAAGGTATTCAAGGAAACGTCGGCGCAACCGGTCCTACTGGTCCGATCGGAGCAACTGGTCCTGAAGGACCAACAGGTCCAATTGGCGCGACAGGATCAACCGGTCCTCAAGGAGAAGTTGGTCCTAGCGGAGCAACTGGTCCATCTGGAGCAACAGGAGCAACAGGTCCAAGCGGATCAACAGGTCCGACTGGTGCAACAGGTCCACAAGGTGGAGACAATCCAGTTGTTGACTATATAGACGGAGGCGCATCACATATTCGCGGCGACGTTGTTTATAACTCGGGGTTATCCAATGCAAATAGTTGGACATATACCATCGACGCAGGCGCGTCTATAACAACCTTCTAACAAAGAGAGAAAGAAGCCACTATGACAGCAAGACTCCAAAACCGCCGTGACACGGCAGCAAACTGGACATCTAACAACCCAACCCTTGCTGCAGGCGAAATCGGCTACGAAACCGACACCACAAAGTTCAAGATTGGCGACGGTGCAACTGCCTGGAGCTCACTTGCATATGCGTATGCTGCTGGCGCTGCTGGCGCAACTGGCCCAACGGGCCCAACTGGAGCCACAGGACCAGTCGGAGCGACAGGTCCAACTGGGGATACAGGACCAGTCGGTGCAACGGGCCCAACTGGACCGACTGGGGCCACAGGTCCAACAGGCGCCACAGGCCCAACAGGGCCAGGTCTTTTGGTTGGTTTTAGCGCCCAAACTGGCAGCTACACACTTGCGGCTGGTGATTTGAATAAGTTGGTCACGGTTAGCGCAACTGGCACAATTACAGTTCCACCTGCAACTTTTAGCGCAAACGACCAAATCCACGTTCAGCAAACTGGCACAGGCCAGCTTACTTTTGCGCAGGGTTCAGGCGTTACAATCACATCAACTGGCGCAACATCGTCTGCTCCAAAGACGAGAGCCCAGTATTCAGCTGCAACCGTGATTTGCACGGCTTCCAACACTTTTACCATTGTAGGAGACATCGCCTAAAATGCCAATCATCGGGATAATGGCTAGCCAAAACTACTCTCGCTCTTTAACTGTTGACTATTTAGTTGTTGCGGGCGGTGGCGGCGGTGGCGGCGGTATTGCTGGTGGCGGCGGCGGCGGCGGCTTTAGAACCGCAGAAGCGCAAGTGCTGGCAGCTAATAACACTTTTGTTGTCACTGTTGGCGCTGGTGGCGTTGGCGGTAATCTAGGCAACAACAACGGTATTACTGGTGGCGACTCTAGTTTTAACGGCCTCACGTCTGCGGGCGGTGGTGGCGGTGGTGGCGCCCTACTAAGCGGATTGAGCGGTGGCTCAGGTGGTGGCGGCGGCGGTGGCTCCGTAAATGGTGGTGGAAACGGCAACACACCCAGCACTAGCCCAAGCCAAGGAAATGCTGGCGGCACTTCAACTGCTAGCGGACGACGCGGTGGCGGTGGCGGCGGTGGCGCTGGAGCTGCTGGTGCGACTGCAACCAACGACGGTGGCGCTGGCGGCAACGGTTCTGCGAATAGCTACTCAGGTTCATCTGTCACTTATGCGGGCGGCGGTGGCGGCGGTAGCGACCCAGGTGGAACAAGCGCAGCTGGTGGCACTGGTGGTGGCGGTGCTGGTTTGTCGGGTGTTGGTTCTATGGCTACCTCAGGAACTGCAAACCTTGGTGGCGGTGGTGGCGGCGGCGGTCAATCAGGAGACGGCGGCAACGGCGGGGCTGGCGTGGTTATAATCAGGTATTCAGGTTCACAAAAAGCTGCAGGTGGGGACGTTGTCACCTCAACTGGCGGCTACACGATTCATACTTTTAATGGTTCAGGAGTCTTTAACACCAACTCAACCTACGTTGCCAAAGCAACGGGCGGGACAGTGACCACAGACGGAACATATTGGTATCACACATTCAAAGGCTCAGGAAACTTCAATCCAAGCCAAACATTGACGTGCGATGTGCTGGTTGTTGCGGGTGGTGGCTCGGGTGCCTATATTTATGGCGGCGGCGGCGGCGCTGGTGGCGTGTCTTACCAAACTGGCCGTTCAGTAACAAGCGGCAACAAAACCGTTACTATCGGCGCAGGCGGCGCTGGCAGAATGAGTAGTGCCGATGGCTTAAATGGTAGCAATTCTGTTTTCGACACAATCACATCAAACGGTGGCGGTGGCGGTGCTGCTTGGTTAAGCAGTACTGGTCGGAACGGACTTTCTGGTGGTTCTGGTGGTGGTGGCTCTATGGGGTCAGGCGTTGGAAACACAACATCAGGCGGCTCTGCAACGCAAGGTAACACTGGCGGTGCAACTGGCTATGGAAATGCTGGCGGCGGCGGTTATCGCGGCAGTGGGTCCAATTATTTCGGCGGTGGCGGCGGTGGCGCTGGTGCTGTCGGTGGAACTGCATCAACAACACAAGGTGGTGCTGGTGGGGCTGGGCTCAATACTTGGTCATCGTGGGCCAGCACAACTGGAACAGGAGCCAGCGGCTATTATGCGGGCGGCGGTGGCGGTTCACAAGAGGGCGGCTCGGGTGGTGCGCCTGCGGGCGGTGCGGGCGGTGGTGGTGCTGGACAGATTTACTTAGGTGCTGCACCCGTTTCGGGCACTTCAAACACAGGTGGTGGCGGCGGTGGTAGCGCCAACGGTGCTACTTCGGGCAACGGAGGCTCAGGAATCGTTATAATCAGATACGCAGTCTAACAAGGGGGCAAAATGAAAGACAACGTCACAAAAATAAAAGAAAGCAACCCAACGCAGTGCTTCAGCTTTGAAGTGGTCATGTTGGTTCATGTCATAGCTGACGACGAAGGCACAGCCAAAACCCAGCTTGATGAAAAGGGTGGAATCGTCACCAAGCGTGAAGTCAAGTTGCTGAACAGCACTGTGCTATACGGCGAAAAGGAGAAAAACTGATGGGTCACTACGCAAAGGTTGTGAATGGCATTGTTACGCAGGTAATCGTGGCCGATGGGCCTGACTGGTGCGAGCAAAATCTTGGTGGTGAGTGGGTGCAGACTTCGTACAATACTTTTGGTGGAGTGCATTCAAATGGCAAGTTTCCAATCCACAAGAACTATGCTGGTATCGGTTTTCATTTTGATGGTGTCGGGTTTTATGCGCCACAACCGTTTCCATCTTGGACACTAAACAAAGAATCGTACCTTTGGGACGCGCCAACTCCTATGCCGACAGAAGACGGTCCTTACATATGGGACGAAGCAACAACTTCGTGGATTAGAGTACCAACAGAATGAACAAGGTCGGGGGACCAATGAGATTTCACGTTGTAGCACTACCTCACACACAAGTAACAAAAGACTTTACAAGCTGCGCATTTACTGAAAAGGTGCGGCGTTTCTGCATTATGATGACAAACCTCGGCCATGAGGTTGTTCTTTATGCGGGTGAGGAAAACGAAGCGCCAGTGACAGAGCTTGTCACTTGCATCAATGAAAAACAACGCGCCGCAGCGACAGCTGGCGGTCATTACACCACAGCTTCATTTGACACCACACTACCGCATTGGCAGATATTCAATGCGAACGTGATTCGTGAAATGGGCAAACGATTAGAGCCTAAAGACTTTATTTGTCTAATCGGCGGCTACGCACACAAGCCGATTGCCGATGCTTTCCCTGACCACATGTCAGTCGAGTTTGGCATTGGCTACGGCGGCACTTTTGCAAGATACCGCGTTTTCGAGTCTTATGCGTGGATGCACTCAATCTATGCGGGCTACACCAACCCGACCACCGTGGACGGCAACTTCTTTGATGCTGTTATACCAGGGTACCTAGAGCCTGAGATGTTTCCCGAGGGGAACGGCGACGGCGACTACTACTTTTTTATTGGCAGACTTATTGAGCGAAAAGGCTACAACATCGCGCAAGAGGTTTGCGAGCGTCTCGGCAAAAGACTTATAATCGCAGGCCCTGGCCAACCAAATGGCGGCTATGGCGAGTTTATCGGCAACATCGGCCCTGAAAAGCGAGCCAAGTTGATGGGCGACGCGGTTGCGTTGTTTGCGCCGACTCTCTACATCGAGCCATTTGGCAACATTGTAGTCGAAGCTCAAACCTGCGGCACCCCAACGATAACAACTGACTGGGGCGCATTTACAGAGACCAACACTCATGGAGTGACTGGCTTCAGATGCCACACACTGGCAGATTTCGTGCGTGCAGCCGAGGACGTCAAGTCGCTCGACCGTGCGGCGATTAGAAAACAAGCTATCGAGAGGTATTCACTCGAGGCTATCGCGCCAAAGTACCAAGACTATTTTGAGCGGCTGTTAACCCTTTGGGAACACGGCTGGTATCAACTAAGCACAGAAAAGGCAGATAAATGAGTCTATCAAATAGACTGCGTAAAGCAGGAGAAAAAAGGTCAAACAATCAGTACCTTGAACCATTTTTACCTGGCCGCGCTCTATATGCAACTCCAGCTGGAGTAGATGTCAATTCTGATACAGCAATTCGTATGTCAACTGTTTATGCTTGTGTGCGACTATTAGGTGACACTATTAGTTCTCTACCACTTTCTGCTTATGTCCGTCGTGGTCGTTCTAGAATAAATTACGCATCAGTATACGGTGAATTACCTGCATGGATTAACAAACCAAATCCTGACTCTACTCGCTTAGAGTTTTATGAGCAAGTAATTTCATCTCTAAACCTTCATGGCAATGCATTCATTTTAACCGTACGTGACGATCTAGGCGATGTTCAAGAGCTTTACTGCATAAACCCACTCCAAGTTCGTATTCATCGTCCTGATCCAATGGGTGAGATTGAGTACATAGTTACTATTGGTCAGAACGCACAAGATCCAGTAAATCAGTTCTATGATAATGCACAACCGTTTGATCCAATGTCAGTAAAGACTATGGTTCTAACAAAGAATGAAATGCTACACATTCCTATGTTTAGACTACCTGGACAATTACTTGGACTTGGCCCGATTGCAGCAGCTCGTATTACTTTAGGTTCTGCTATGGCCGCAGAAGTTTATGCAGCAAGTTACTTTGGAAATGCAGCAAACCCTGGTGGAGTTATTGAATCTCCAGGAGAAATGACTGAAGAACAAGCTGCTGATATTGCTCGCAACTGGAATATGTCACACACAGGACCTTATCGTGCAGGAAAACTTGGCATTTTAACTAGCGGTGCAACATTTAAGCCACTTACTCTAAATGCTGCAGATGCACAACTTCTTGAAGTACGTCGATTTGGTGTAGAAGAAATTGCTAGACTATTCCGTGTACCTGTATCTCTACTTGGTCACCCTGTCGCAGGAGCAATGTCATTTGCATCTGTTGAAGCTCAGAACTTGTCATTTGTTCAACACTCTCTAAGACCTTTGCTTGAAAGACTAGAACAAGCACTATCACCATTATTGCCTGAATCAGATGGATTTATTAAGTTTAATCTAGATGCTTTACTACGTGGAACAACACTAGAACGTTATGATGCATATACAAAAGGTCTACGTGAAGGCTTTTTAAGTCTAAACGATGTCCGTTATGTAGAAGATCTAGCACCTCTTGGAGAATCTGGAGATCAATACCGAGTTCCATTGCAAAATATTGATGCAGCGGACGCAAAAGATGTTGGTCTAAACCTTCGTGCTGATATTGCAGCCAAGTTAATTCAAGTAGGTTTTGATCCAAAATCAGTAATTGATGCTGTTGGTTTGCCTGAAATGAATCACACAGGTTTACCTTCAAATCAATTGCAACCAATTTCAACAATAGATCCAACGGATCCTAAAGCAGCATACGAGGTGGAGTAGTGTTGAATGAAGAGAAAGACTCAAGGAGCAAAATGAAAAAAATCGAACGACGCACATATACTGTGCAAGATGTTGAAACTCGGGCAGATGACGATGGAAAGCTACGCTTGTCAGGATATGCAGCAAAGTTTGATAGTCCTAGCGTCCCTCTACCATTCATCGAAACAATCGCTCAAGGTGCATTTAGAAAAACATTAACAGAAATACCTGATGTCCGATTACTAGTTAATCATGAAGGACTTCCATTAGCTCGTACTAAAAATGGTACAATGACGCTAACAGAAGATGACATTGGATTAAGATTCGACGCTGAATTAGCAGATACTCAAGAAGCAAGAGACCTACATGCTCTTATTGCTAGAGGCGATGTAGATCAAATGAGTTTTGCTTTCCGTGTAATTCGACAAAAGTGGAACGAAGATCGCACGATGCGAACATTAACAGAAGTATCATTGGCTGATGGTGATGTTTCAGTAGTTACTTATCCAGCTTATCCAGCCACTTCAGTCGAGGCTCGTGAGCATCTAAAAAATGCTATTACAGCTGTCAAAGAAGGAAGAGAAGTATCTGGAGATTCTTTGCTAGTCTTAAAAAGTATCTTTGAAGATCTAAGTGAAGGTCACGACTATGTGATGAAGTCAGTTGAACTAATGGCTCAATTACTAGGAAATCAAGAAGTAGTTGTAGAAGATGAAATGGAAGATTCCAATTATATGGAAGATGAAGAAGAAGAAAACTTGATTGAAGAAGTTTCTGTACCAAGATCCATATCTCTTCGTTTAGCAAAAGCAATAGTAAACAACACAAAATAATATTCTGTTAGCAAATAGTTAACAGATACCGAAGTCGGAGCGAGACTCACACCCCAAAAGCGCCGTGATGCTTATCGCCACCACCTCGATTAAACTCATAAGGAGCAGAATACAATGTCATACCTTGACAAAGTAATCGAGCGCCGTGATGCAGTTAAGGCAGAAATGGATGCAGTTCTTGAAGCAGTTGCTGAAGAGAACCGTACCGACCTTACTGCAGAGGAGACCGAGAAGGTTGACGCTCTTGTAGAAGAGTCACGTTCACTCGATACAAAAATCGAAAAGCTGAAAACACAGGCTGATGCAGACGCTAAGGCTGCAGAAATCCGTTCAGCAGTTGCACCAGTTGCAACACCAGTAGGTGGCGCTCGCGTTATCTCTGAAGCTCGTACATACACACCTGAAGCAGAAGCATCATTCGTGAAGGATGCGTACAACGCACAATTCAAGAACGATTTTGCTGCACAGGAGCGTCTAGCACGCCACATGCGTGAAGAAAAAGTTGAAAACCGCGCGGTTGCCACTGGCAACTTTGATGGTCTTGTGGTACCACAGTACCTAACAGATCTAGCTGCACCATTTGCACGTGCTGGCCGTCCATTCTTGGATGCTGCTACAAACAAGCATGCGCTACCTGCAAGCGGAATGACACTTAACATCAGCCGCATGACGACAGGTACAACAACTGCAATCCAAGCAACAGAAAACGCAACAGTGTCAAACACTGATGCTGATGACACACTATTGACTATCAATGTGCGTACAGTTGCAGGACAGCAGGACATTTCACGCCAAGCAATCGAGCGCGGTACAGGAATTGATTCATTCATCCTTGCTGACTTGATCCGTTCATGGCACACAACACTAGATAACCAATGCCTAAATGGCGCTGGTACATCAGGAACAGTTCTTGGTCTTGATAACTCTGGTGGAAACGCAATCACTTACACATCTGCATCTCCAACAGTAGCGCTTCTTTATCCAAAGCTCGCTGACGCTGTACAACAGATTCAGACAACTGCATTCCAGCAACCAACACACTGGATCATGCACCCACGCCGCCTAGCTTATTTGCTAGCAGCAGTTGATGGTCAAAACCGTCCACTAGTTGTTCCAAATAACTACGGTCCAATGAATGCACTTGCAGTAGGAGCTGGAGCAGTATCATACGGTAACTCAGGTTACTCATTGATGGGTCTTCCAATTATTACTGATGCAAACGTTGTTACAAACGCAGGTGCTGGTACAAACCAGGACAAGATTTACTGCGTTGCTGCACCTGAAATGCACCTATGGGAGCAAGCAGGATCACCATTTGCATTGAACTTTGATGCAACTAGTGCTGGCAGTTTGACAATCAAGTCTGTTGTTTACGGCTACGCAGCCTTCTCAGCAGGTCGTTACCCAGCAGCTGCCTCAATTATTTCAGGCACCGGTTTGGTAGCTCCAACATTCTAAGCAAAGCTTAGAACAATAGTGTAGAGCCGGTAAGACTCCCCCGACTTATCGGCTCTACACCTTAAAAACGGGGTGATTATGAAATTAAAATTATTTAAGAAAAAGCAAACAGCAACGGCTTTGCCCGATTTAGAACGAGCAATGCAGCCTAAATCAGAGAAAAGGATAACGCATGGCACTAACAAACGCCTATTGCACCCTGTCGGATGTCAAGAATGCTCTTGCAATCGAGGACATCAATGATGATCTAGCTATTGAAGCTGCGATTGTTGCTGCATGTAGAATGATTGATGACTATACTGGTAGATTTTTTTATAAAGATGGTACAACACTTGCACCAGTAGTCCGTTATTACACACCAAATGACTGGTGGATCTGTAATACAGATGACTTTATTTCAATTACTGAAATTGCAACAGATGAAAACTTTGACCGTAGTTATACAACAATATGGACTTCAACAGATTATATGATTGAACCAATCAACAATCCACGCAGAGGTTGGCCATATACTCGCATTTTAGCTATCGATAGATATTTATTTCCACGTCTTTACCCTCAAACAGTACGCGTAACGGGAGTATGGGGATGGTCTGCTGTACCTGCAGAAATCAATTTAGCTGCACGTTTACAAGCATCTAGACTATTTATCCGCAAACAATCTCCATTTGGAGTTGCTGGTTCTGTTGATATGGGAACAGTACGTTTGAGTTCTAGATTAGATCCAGATGTTGAAGCACTGATCCGTCCACTTAAGAAGTTAAACGGAGTTGCATACTAATGCTACCAAGCAAAGTCCGTGAAGGATTAAAAAACAATTTACAAGAAATAGATGGTCTAAGAGTTTATGATTTAGTCCCTGATGTAATTGTCCCACCATGTGCAATAATTGGTCAATTAGATCTTACATTTGATCTTAACAATGCTCGTGGTTTAGATCAAGCAAACGTAGATGTAATGGTTATTGTCCAGAGATTCTCTGAAAGAACAGGACAAGACAAACTTGACAAATATCTTTCTGGTTCAGGAGATTATTCAATAAAAGCAGCAATTGAATCAGATCGTACTCTCGGTGGAGAAGTCGATACGCTTAGAGTTACTGCGGCTCAATCAGGAGTTTACCAAGCTGCTGATGTTGAATATTTATCATA